AACGCCGACGACTTTCGCCGTGCTCGTCGCATCCATCGAACAGCGCCAAACCTGTTCGCGAGTGATGATCGCCGCCTTCAGATAACCGCCGTCCGTCCCGGAGGCCCGCGCCTCCTGAATAACGGCCGTTACCTCTCCGGTGGTGTTCGTCACCCGTGCCAGCTTCCCGCTGCTGTTTTGCAGCACCAGGTCGCCAACCGCGAACGCGCCCGTGCCGTTGACCGCCATGTCGCGAATCACCGGCGTGCCATTGCTGCCATCCAGCATGTAGGCGAACTCGAAGCCTTTGCTTGCCATGTTCGCCTCCTCTTACGTGTTCCCGAATGTCGTATCCGGGAAGATCACGTAACCGATCACGTTGCCCTCGTCGTCAGTGCCGGTGTCCACCAGGGTGCACGGGCCGTGATCCACGTTGTCGGCATCGATGGTGTTGCAGTCCACGATGTCCATCGCCTTGGTGTAGCCCTTCACACCGGAGGTGGTGGTCCCGTCCATCGAACAGCGCCACACCTGATTGCGCGTGAGGATCGCCATCTTGGCTTTCGTGGTGCCTGCGGTGATCGCAGCCGCTGCGACATTCTCCATGCAGATAGCCGTCACCTCGGTGGCCGTCGCGGCCGCCTGGGTCAGATCGCCATCCGACTCGATTACCATCAGGTCGCCGACCTTGTGCGCCGCCGCGGTGCTCAGGATGAAGTCCCGAATCACCGGCGTCGCATTCGACCCATCCAGCATATAGGCGAACTCAAAACCTTGCGTCGCCATGTTCTATCTCCTCTCGGCAGCTTGCTTGGCAGCTTCCGCCTTGCGCGCTGCGTACTTCTCTGCCGGAATGCCCAGTCGCCTGGCCATCTCCAACTCAGCTTCGCTCAAAGGCGCCAGCGACTCCGCCGGCCGTGCCCCGCTGCCGGCCCCGCCGTCCAGCTTCGGTGACGCGGGACGGTTCATCGCCAGCGGGATCCGCCCCGCCGTCACAACCGCCTGCACTGCCTCTGTCACCCCGACCACGTTGCCCTGCTCATCCACGCTTACCCCGGCCCTATCCGCCAGAGCGAACAGATCTTCAGGATACAGCGCCCCGACCTTCGCCGCCTCGGCGACAAAGGCCGCCCGGATCAGCCGGTCATTCGACCTGGCCAGCGCCTCATCACGCTCCCGCTCCAGTTGCGCAACGCGCTCCTGGGTCTTCTGCGCTTCCGTCTTCTGCGACTCTTCCACCTCAGCCCACTTGGCAGCCTTCGCCTTCAACTCGTCGTAATCCGCGTACTGGGCCTTCTGTCGTGCGAGCCGCTCGGCAATGATGCGATCAACCTCTGACTGTGGCAGCATCTTGACTTCAGCCTGTTGACCGCCGGCCGGTGCGTCCTTCGCCACATCCAAAGTTGTCGTTGTCGTCGTTTCCATGTTGTGCTCCTCCGCGTTTACCGTCGCGTCACGTCTGGTCTACATCATGTGATCATCAGGCTGGATCGAGGCTGGCCCTTGCGCACGTTCCCGTTCTGGGAAGTCATCTGTCCGATATTCCCATTTTGGGAACCCGCCCATGCGCCACCCACGATCGCTAACAAACCCTTACCGCACCACCAACCCGTCGAACACCTGTCTTTCGCTCAGCACCGTGATCGCCTCCGCCGGCGCATCGCAGAATGCGCACCCCTCCGTGTTCGTGGGCGGATCCCCCCACACCTGCCACTGCGTCCCGCACACCTTGCACCTCGCATAGAGGCTTGTCACTGCCGGCGCTCCATCGCTCGGCCCGTGCATCCGCACCCACTCATTCGCCATCGTCATTTCCCCGCATTGCGCAGCGCGCCCACCAAACTGGACGCACCCCACGAATCGCCCCACTCTGCCGACTCATGCAGCGTCTTCATGTCGTCCAGCCCGATCTCTCCGCCTTGCCAGGCATCATAGATCGGATCACCCAGGATCGACCGCTGCACGCCCTCATCCTGCCGCAGGAACCATTCCCGCCCCGGCTCCCACTCCGCATTCGTGTCCTCGATCCCGGCGAACCCCAGTTCCGCCCACGTCCGTGTAACGGGTACTACAGCGCACCGCCCCTGCACATGATCCGTGAACTCATCCGCCGTCTCGTAAAACGTCCCATCCATCAGCAGACACGCGATGCATGTCCGGTCATCCTGCTGCGCATGCCGCCGGTAACCCTTGATTAGCGACCCTTGATCCCGGTATCCCTGCACGCTTGATCGGCGCCAGGCCCGCAACATCTCCGTCCGGGCAATCCGCAGCGACCTGGTCAGCGCCATCCCAACCTTCTGCGTGATCGCGCGCGCCACCTTGCGAGGATTCCACCCCAGACCTATACCATCGCGCAGCAGCTCTCCAATACTTCGGGCCGTCTCCTCGCCCAAATCTCCAAGCAGCCTGGCCAGCGGACTCCCGTCCTGCAGAAACCCGATCATGCTCTCCAACGCCCCGATCGGAAGCCGGTTGAACGTCAGCCCTACCCCGGGCGGGATCATCGCCCCTACCTGTGCCTCAGCCATGTCCATCCCCAGCGCCAGGCCCTCCCGCTGCAGATCGGCGATCATCCGGGCCCCGTCATCCCCCAACCGCCCCAACTCCGCCTGCGCCTGGCTGACCAGATCCCGATACCGCTCGATCTGCACCACCTTCCACGGGGGCACGGCCTCGCCCGCCTGGCGCAGCGTCCCGACCTCCTCCGCCAGCCTCGTCGCCTCACGTGCCAGGCGCCGTGACGTCTGCCCATAGGCCGCCGTCATCTTCCGCACCGCCTGCGCCTCTCTCGTCCGCAACCTGGCCCGATACGCATCCGAGATCCGCAGCACATCCGGCGTCGCCTCAGCCACAGCTAAACCCCCGTCTCCTGATCCCTGACTCCTGTCTCCTGACCCCTGACTCCCGCCCCCTGATCCCTGGCCATCGGTGCCCGCTCAAACGCCGCGATCAACTGCTCGCCGAGGTTCGCCCCGCGCGCCTCATCATCTGCCAGCATCTTCTCCATCCGCTCGATGTCCCCGGCGTTGTAACCCATCTCGGTCCACAACTGCGCCTTCGGGACCCCGAGCTCTGACTTTGCCTTCAGCGTCTCCAGCAACACCTGATCGTTGCGGGTCTCCGCGTCCTTCCACACCGTCGAGATCGCACTCGTCTCATCGAGCGCTGGCCCTGTTCCGAAAGTATTCCACAGCCGCCTGGCCAGCCCCATCGCATCTTCCCACGCGTTCCCGAACGACACTTGACGATTACGCGCCTTCCCGACCAGCCCGCTCTCTTCCTGTTTCAGCGTACCCTCGGCCGGTCGCTGCCCGCTCACCTGGAAGTAGCTCACCGGCGTCCGGCTCACCCGGGCAATCTCAATCGCCAAACTGTCCTTCAGCGCGATCAGATTGCCGAGGTCCTCACCGGGGAAGTACCCCATGCTCGCGCTGTCCTCGCCGCTGCTGGGCCTGGTCGAATAGACCCAGGACCCGGGCGCCACCTGCACCCCGCTCGGATCGTCCCCCACCATCCAGTAGATGCGGAACGCCGTCGTATCCGCCGCCGCCACCAGGTCGATGATCGTCTTGTTCAACGCGTCCTGCAGGGGGATCACGTTCTTCAGTTCGCTCTGCCCGTAGTTATAGCCCTGATCGATGTTCTTGAAGTGGATCACCGGCAGACCCAGCGGCTCGCCGTCCGCCGTCCCCGTGCGCGTCCACGGCAGCGGCCACGGCTCGCCCGGCTCCTGAAACGGCTGCCAGGCTCCCTCAAACTCCCGATCACTCGACACGAACTTTTCCACCCGATCCGGGTAGTACACGTTCATCCGCCGCACATACCCGGCGCCCTCGCCCGTTTGAATCCGCCAGCGTTTCGTCGCCAGCTTGGGCCGATTCGTCGCATCGTCGTAGATGACCTTGATCCCCTCGCACCCGTCGAATGCCGGCTCGAAGAAAAAGACCGGCCGCTCTTGTGCCTCATCCCACTCGACCAACAGATAGGCATCGCCATCGCGTACCGTACCCAGATGCACTACTCCCTGCGTCGCATCCATCCGGCCGCGCGTCCACCAGTACCACAGAATATCAGCTTGGACTTCGCACTCTAACCCCGTTACCGTCAGGCGTTCGGCGAGCGCATCCACCACGATCTGGCAGTAGTTTGAGCGGAAGTCGGCATTCGTCTTGACCTGGAGATACCGGCGCATCCGCTCGGTAAGCTGCGTGTCATGGTCACCATCGTAGTATTCCCGATATGTCCGATAGCTGGCCTCCCGGTCGGCCTCCGCATTTGCCAACCAGGTCAAAAAGCTCGCCCGCACATCAGTCCGCAAATCCGGC